TTGGTACACTTACTTCCCACGTTTGGTACACTTACTTCCCACGCTTTAAAGATAAGGTAGTGGGGCTATTGATATTTGCAAAAGATCAAGCTGAATAAGGAGGCTATAATGGATCAAATTACCCAGGAAGAAACAGCAAGACTGGCTTCTTCATCAAACCCGAGAAAGTGTTACAAAGTTAGAAAACTAGCAGAAAAAAATCGCGAGAATGGGCTTTGGCCAGATAGTGAAGCTGCTATTTGGGCTCTCCGGGCGGGGGCACCTCAGAATGGATTTGGGAATGTTTTTTTGAAGGTTGGCAGGACGGTACTTGTCGATGAAAATGAGTTGTGGTTAGCAGTAGATCGGCTTCAGGAGGCTAACAATGCCTCAAGAAACTAATTGGTGGACTCAGCAATTTGTTGAAATACAAAAAGAACTTGCCAGGACTTATCAGAAATTTCTCGATACGCGAGAGATCAAATATTTAGATATTTCAGACCCCTTTCGATAATTCGTCTGTGGTCTTTTTTTTGTATTTGGTAGGGGTTCTCCGTAAAAGTGGTCCCCTATTTTATTCTCCATTGAAATAATTATTTTTTTACGCTACCTAAAGGTTAACACTAATTACTTTCTTGGAATCATGGTTCAACAAGCAAAAGTATCTGCAGAATATCTCGATACAATCTGCGAATGGTTAGAAGAGTGGGTTGAGAATCCCTCAAGCATGGCTATCCCACAGTTTTTGTCCCACAGGGGGATAGGGTGGGGTTTTTTCAAGCAGTTTTTGGATATGTCGCCCAAACTACAAAACACCTTTGAAGTCGTAGTGTGTGAGCTACACTCTAGGTGGATCGACTACGCCTTTAGCAAAAAAGAACTCTCGCGGCATATCCAGTCTATTTTGATGAGATACTTGCGGGTTTATGATCCTCATGCTTTTGATCTTGAGCTCATGGCAAAGAAAGAAGTGGCTGAATCTTCTAATTTAACCCTGATAAAATATGAGTCCGAAAACTACTCCTCCTCCGACGTTCAAGGAGTTTTTAAGCAGAAGTACGAAGACAATGTTAACAAACGTCGAAGTCGAAAGAAAGCTAAATAGATACAAGCCACGCCCCTATCAAGTTCCAGTGCTTAAAGCGCTAGATGAAGGGTTCAAGCGTGTATTAGCTATTCTCCCCAGACGTGCTGGAAAGGACATCACTGCTCTCAACTACGTTATCAGAAAAATGTGGGAGTGCCCTGGTGTGTACTACTATATTTTCCCTACCTATTCTCAGGCCAAGAAAGTTATCTGGGACTCTCTGGACAACGATGGACACAGAATTCTCGACTACTTCCCGAAGGACCTCGTAGTCCAAATGAACTCTCAGGAAATGAAGATCCGAATGAAAACGAAGAATGGTGGAACCTCTCTATTTCAACTTATTGGCTCAGACAACTATGATTCACTTATGGGAACCAACCCTCGAGGATGCGTCTTTTCAGAGTATGCGCTGCAAGACCCGCTAGCCTACCGATATATTCGACCTATACTGACGGCCAATGGGGGTTGGGCCCTTTTTATCTCCACACCAAGGGGAAAGAATCACCTTTGGAACATCTACCAAATAGCTCAAAACTCACCCGACTGGTTTTGTTACAAGTTAACCATCGAAGAAACAAACCATATTCCGTTAGAAGAAATAGAGAAAGAAAAAAGATCAGGAGAGCTTTCTCAGGACATGATCATGCAGGAGTACTACACCTCTTTTGATATGGGAGTAGAAGGATCTTACTACGCTTCTTACATGGATCGAATGAGAAGAGAGCAGAAGATAAGCGATGTTCCGTGGGAGTGTGCATTCCCGGTTCATACTGCTTGGGATATTGGAGTAAGAGACAGCACAACTATCATCTTCTTTCAGACTATCGGACAGACGGTTCGCATCATCGACTGCTACCAGAACTCCAAACAGGGAGCTGAGCACTATGCAGAGATCATTCATAACAAGCCATACACCTATGGGAAGCACATCGGCCCCCATGACATCCGCGTTAAAGAGTGGGGATCAGGAATCACTCGTTATGAGAAAGCCCGACAGCTCGGTGTTAAATTCACTATTGCAGATCAGTTTCAGATCCCAGACGGAATAGAAGCTTGTCGCTCATTGTTCTCTAAGTTATGGATTGATGAAGCGAAGTGCGAGGAGCTTATTAAAGCCTTAGAGAATTATCGTCAAGAGTATGATGCAAAGAAAAAGATCTACCTTCCACGGCCCCTACATAATTGGTCATCTCATTACGCAGATAGTTTCAGGTACCTAGCCGTCTCTTTACCCAAGACTTCAGATGGAATTTCTGCTAAAGAGATAGAGGAGCAGTACAATGAAGCTCAATACGGGGGCAACAGTAATATGCCCTCAATTTTTCAAGACAACGTTTACGTAGGACGACATCGCTGATGACACTCTTCCCTCAAATTAATACTGATTTCATCTCCTATCAAACAGACAATGACCTGACCGTTAAGACGATGATGGAAAAGGTTTATGCACAGTCTATTACAATCAATCAGTCGTTTTGGACTGAGGCAGATATTGACTCTCGGTTTCGGGCTGGTGATCAGTCTCTATGGGAAGATATATACGGAAACTTACCAGCGGCAAGAAGGCGAGTCTTTAATTTCAATCGCATCCGTCGCGTGTGTAATATGGTTAGTGGGTATCAGAGAAATCATCGCAAGTCTACAACAGTAGTCCCTATTGAAAACAGTGATGAGAAAACAGCCGATCAGTTTACAAAGATAATGATGTGGGCGATGGAGAAGGATTCCTGTCTCGATACTATCTCACAGGCATTTGATGGAACCTTAACTACTGGAATGAACCTTCTGTCCACCTGGATGGACTATAGAGAGGACCCGATCAATGGAGACATCCGTGTTGATAATGTGTCTTATAATGCCTATCTTATTGATCCTTTTTTCAGAAAACACGACTTAAGCGACTGTAATTTCATCTGGACACGTAAGTGGTTGACAAAAACTCAAATAAAGTCTTTACTACCTGAAAGAAAGAGCGAGATCGACAAACTTAACGCAAGCGGAAATCGTGACGGTAAGTTTGAATACATGCCGGAATCGTATAACTACGGGATGACCGATCTCCTCACTTACGATGAGTTTTGGTACAGAGACTATCGGACTCAGACTCTCCTCGTCGATGTTAAAACCGGCGAGACAATGGAGTGGAAGGGTAAGGACGAGGATCTCGATGTTTTTCTCTCTAAGTTCCCAGAGATAACATCCCTAGAGATCGAGGTCCCAACTACCAAGCTTGCTATAGTTGCACAAGGCATTGTCATGTATAGCGGGCCTAATCCCATGGGCGTTGATCCTTATCCTTTCGTTCCTGTTTTAGGATATTACGATCCACAGATCCCCTATTTTCCATACAGAGTTCAAGGTGTTGTTAGGGGTCTTAGGGACAGTCAGTACCTTTATAATAGAAGAAAGGTGATTGAACTTGATATCCTAGAGTCTCAAATCAACAGCGGGTTCAAGTATAAGCCCGACTCTCTTGTTAATCCAAAAGATATCTTTCTTCAAGGACAAGGACGCGGACTCGCTATTAAACAAGATGCTCAGCTTTCAGATGTAGAGCAGATTCAAGCCCCATCTATTCCTGAATCCATGATTGAGCTTTCTAGGATATTAGGGGAAGAGATTCAGCAGATATCTGGTGTTAATGAAGAGCTTCTGGGTAGTGCTGTGGATGACAAAGCAGGAGTCCTTGCTATGCTTCGTCAGGGAGCTGGACTCACGACACTTCAGATTTTGTTTGATCAGCTAGACTATTCACAGAAGCTACTCGGTAGATTGTTCATTGATCTTATACAGTCAAACTTCTCCCCAGGAAAAATTCAGAGGATAATAAACGAAGAGCCTTCTCTTCAGTTTTATTCTAAAGCATTCGGGAAATTCGATTCTGGCGTCGAAGAGGGTGTTAATAGCACCACTCAACGTCAAATGCAGTTTGCTCAGCTCATGGAGATGCGATCAGCTGGTATTGAAAT